CATCGTAGTCTCCTTCTTCGTATTCATCGTCTTCATTCCCATCGTATAAATCATAGCGTACTTCACTAAGTAAGTCGTCACTAACAGTTGAGTAGCACTTGTTACACATGTCTAAGTACTCACCAGTGGACACACTCTTACGTGTAGACTCGTAGTCATTCAGGTTTTTATCACAACATTGGCATCTCATAATATGGAATCTCCTAGTACTGTATACGCTTTAATGAATCGATTGTCTGTTAACTTCTGCTTAAATACTTTAATTGTCTCTATCCGTAGTGATCTGTCTAGAGATAAGAACTTCTCCGCCTCTTCCTTATAACTAAAGATCCTGATAACGCTACCGTCTGTCTCTAAAATCTTATATAACTTCATATCGTTCCCCTAGCTAAACCAATCAGCACATGTATTGTAAAGTAAATTGCAGTAAATGTCAAGAGCCACCGTATAAACTTATCCTGATTCATCAATCTCTCCCTATGTAGTAAGCAAGTACTAACCAAAATATAACTATGCACCAATACAAACTCACTTGTCGTAATCCCCTGCAATGAATTGATCCGTAGTAATCCCACGTTTACGAGCCTCCTGAGTGATCCACCTAGCCTCTTCAACGTGCTCTTGATACTTAGCCATTGCCCAGGGATCAGAAGCTTCTACAGCTCCGCATGGTAGCTTGTTACGTCCTACTCGATTAGCCTCATGAATCCCTGCTAGTGCCTTGTGTAAGTAACTCATAACTTAATCCTTTCGCATATCAAAATTAAAAATGCAATCAACTCATCAGGAGTGTATTCCCTCTGATACTGTGTGCAGCGTTTAGTTCCCTTTACATTACCAGCAATCGATCTATCTGTAGTGTTCATATTTTTAGGAGGTAGTGGCGGTAAATCTTCTATCTTTATACCACAAATATATAGTTTAGTCCTCTTGTGGGCAACATGACCAAAGTCGAACTGGTCAATCAGTAAAGTAAATCCTCCATAAGAATCATACCCTTGCCCCATCTCAGGTAATCCAGCTTCCTTCCATAGTCTGCTGCCTTTAGGATGTTCCAGTACTCCTCCATTTTGCCTTACCTTATCCAAAGCAAACCAAGCCAAATCCTTCTCATCTGGTCGAGGGTTTGCCATGTGGGAAAGCATTCCCCACGCTCGGCATGGAGGATGAGCAATAACAGGGTACTCGGCAGCATATCCTCTAGCATCTCGGTTTATATCGTACACGTCAAACAGACCAGGGAAATCCTTATATCTGCTATCAGTTCGAGCAAACAATACGGCTATCATTCTTTATACTCCTTCGCTTGTTGAATAAATGCGTTGACTGAATCCATCTCCGACTTAGTAAAGACGCAGCGGTATTTATTTTCTGTAATCATAATCTCATCCGCATAAGTACGAGCCTCTTGATAAGTCTTAAACCCTTTACCATCTACATAAAATTGAAAATCTTCCATCTTGAAAGCCTCCCTTATAATTTATTCCACTCTAAAAAAACATTTGACGTATGCCCTTGGATTAGGCATAGCGTTATCGTACCATACCCCATCCACTAAAGCAAGCGCATGCCTTGATTTAATTACAATAAACTTACCAGTGGGATACATTTTAGCAAACTTATCAAGGGTAATTTTTACATACGTTGGATGTTTGTATTCACTTACTATCTTATCTCCCAAATTATTGATAGACATGTTTTCCCATGGATCGATTCTGAGCAGGGTTACAGCGTCTGTAATCTGTCTTATACTAGATCCCCTACCTGCCCTACGTCCTACTAGTTTAAATGCCTTGTAAACCCTGTAATACGGTTTACTGAGTGCAATCGATACCGCATTAAGAGCGCAATTGTTTCTGTCTGAATGAGTATCATCCGCTAAACTGATTTTGTATTCCATGATTAGCTATTCCATAGGTTTAAAGTATTGCGGGTTTCTTTAGCATTTAATTCTATAGCGATATCCCATCCACTAATATTTTTTATATGTCCACTACCATACCATGTATGGTTAGGTTCATAAAAATCTAGATCTATTTGATTCTCTCCCCAAATAATAGCAAGTGCCTTGCTGCCTTGTTCCATTGCATTTTTAATGCATGAATCTATTTGCTTTTTGGATGGTTTCCGATTGTGGAATTCATACTTATCGATTGAGTACATTGTAGACATAAACCCTCCAATTATTTGATTGATTGAATCTTGATTACTTTCGCCATCTTAACCCCATGCGCCTTATAAGCGATGACTGGCACGCTCTTATCGTAACACGCTCTACAGCCATTGCACTTGCCTTCATGCTGGTAAGCTTTGCATTCTGTTGCACCAGCTGGTAAGGTATCACTAAAGATAGTGCTAGTGGTAAACCCTGGAATTATCTCACCCGTTACGCTATCGCTAGAGTAGCGTACTACTACGTTAGAAAGATCCTGCATAAGCTTTAGGACGTGCTCATACTTTTTAAACTTATGCATTCTAGTGGGTAACCAATGCTGTACCCATGGTGTATGGATCATGACTGCTAGAATCTTATTGGCTAGATTGACATCATACATATCGCCACTATCGAACCATCTAAAATACCTTGAATTACCTAGTGACTGTACCATCTCTTGAATCCACTCAGCACGTTTCCAGTCTTCTCGATTGAATTCCCTTGGCTTCTTAACATTAGCGAATCTGTAATTCCCTGTAGTGGCATAACATCCCTGACAGGCAGGAACTAGTCCTCCGCTACCGTCGCTAGATCCTGGGCAAGTATCAATCGCCTGTAGCGACCATGAGAGTATGCCATCAAGCTTGCTTGTTTTTGATAATTTGATCATTTTATTCCCCTTGCTAAAATATACCAGTCTTTTAAATTATACAGTATAGCGTCGGATCTAGCATAAGCTTCATTATGGTAAATGCTGATAATCTCATTGTCACCGTCAAATAATACATAAACTAGATTAGACATTTTAAAACCCTCCGATATAGATCAATAGTGGAATAGTGAAGCACAATAAACCTAAGATAAAACCTTGTAATAATTTAATCATTTTGTGTATCCTTGAGTTTTACGAATTAAAGTTTTAGCGGGTGCTTTTACTACCTTAGCTTTTAATTCTGAACCATAAGCATAAGGTAAGGCATTGGCTAACATATCTATGGCTCTCTCTTCTGTTATCTCGAATCCATCCTCTACCCATGATTCTGTTACTTCAAACTCTACTACCCATTTAAACTTAGTCATGATCTTATTCCTTTTATTAAGTGTTTAAATTGTAATGCATGAATGAATCATAAAGCATAGAATTCTACATTGTCAACAATTATTTTCTAGGTACTTTCCCTAATGTTGTTTTGTTGCACAAGCTTATTAAGTTTATTGTAATACATAACTATATTACATTGTCAATAGATAAATAATACTTGAGTAATTTACCAGGGTATTGTCTAGTCTAACTTACTATTGTCTAGTGCTGAGTGCTCATTGTCTAGTGATTGTCTAGTACTCTCAATAGTGCTCTAGAGTGTGGTGTCACTACTCTCCCATCTCCACAATTGACTGCCTAATTATTAAGCAGATCACTCAATAGCATAGGGGGAGGGGGCTTAGTGGCTCTGTATTTAATTATGATGCCTCTCAAACACCTAAAAAGGAGAATTAAGACTGCCTAATAATTAAGCAAACTGCCTAATATTTAAGCAGATGTCCAGGTAGGAATATGTTCAATGTAATCAATAGCTTATAATAAAAGAAGATAGCTACTGATGTCTATATTTAAAAGGAAGATAAAAGGGGACAGAGTAGTTACTGCGGAACATGTGCTAGCTTGTCTCACCAGACCCGCATAGTCCTCCCTATAGAGGGGTTCATAACTCAGCTTCCCTATACCCAGGAGATGTGCATCGAAGACAACAAAGAAGATAGTTAAAATAAAGCTTGACAAATCTAGAAAGTTATGGTATAATAGTTGTACTAAGAAGAAGACTAAGAGCAAACTAAGTAAAAAACAAAAAGAACCAAAACTACTTAAGACTACTTAGTAAACTAATTAGTAGAAATTCATTTATTAATTGTTCTCTGCGTTAGCAGGTAAAGGATATATGTCTCAAGATTTACAGGATTTGTCTCCTATTAAGGTGGATGTCTTAGAACCAGCACCTGCTCGTAGGAGAGGTCGTCCTCCTAAATCACTTGTGCAGAGCAAGAAGAAAAGAAATAAGGTAGGCAGACCAGTAGGTGATGCAGGACGAATCCAAGAGTTTAAAGCTAGATTATTATCAACGAGTGGTACGAAAGTAATTGATACTGTACTCCGTAAGGCTTTAGATGATACTGATAAAGATCAAGTAGCTTGCCTCAAGATGTGTATGGATAGATTATTACCCACATCCTTATTTGAGAAAGATGCTAAAGGACAACGTAATGCAGTAACGATTAACATTACTGGATTAGGTGAAACTAAAGTAGAAGCAATAGAAGAGATTGATGCTGAGATTGTAGATTATCAAGAGGTAGATAATGAAGAGGATTCATATAAATGAACCTCAGCTTTGAGTTACTACCTTGGCAAAAAGAAGTATTTCAAGATAAGACTAGGTTTAAAGTTATTGTTGCTGGACGACGATGCGGTAAATCAAGATTATCTGCTGTAGCATTATTAGTAGAGGGACTACGTTGCCCACAAGGTTCTGCTGTAATGTATGTCGCTCCTACTCAAGGACAGGCTAGACAGATTATCTGGGATGTCCTAATGGATTTAGGAAGAGAAGTGATTCAGAGTAGTCATGTAAATAATATGGATATCACTTTGATTAATGGTGCTAAGATATATGTTCGAGGTGCTGATAGACCAGATACCCTTCGAGGGGTCAGCTTAACATACCTAGTATTAGACGAGGTAGCTGACATCAAACCAGACACCTGGGAGAAGGTCTTAAGAGCTTCTCTATCAGACAAGAAGGGTTCTGCTCTCTTCATAGGAACTCCAAAGGGTAGGAACTGGTTCTACGATATGTACAACCTAGGTCTTACAGACGAAGATGAAGAGTGGAAGTCCTGGCATTTTACTACAAAAGACAATCCCCTTATAGATCCTAAAGAGATCGAGGGTGCAAGAAAGACATTAAGTAGCTTTTCATTCAAGCAAGAGTATGAAGCTTCTTTTGATAACGCAGGAACAGACTTATTCAAAGAACAATGGATTGAGTATGGTGAAGAACCAAGCGATGGGGTATACTACCTGGCAATCGACTTAGCGGGATTCACTAATACCAACTATTCAGAGTCTCGTAAGAAGAAGTTGGATGAGTCTGCGATGGCTGTGGTTAAGGTAACAGATGATGGTGTTTGGTTTGTAAAGAAGATTGAGCATGGTCGCTGGGATGTAAAAGACTGCGCTGCAAGGATTCTAAAGAACATCAAGGAGTTTGAACCTGTCGGTGTAGGGATGGAGCGAGGCACAGTTAGAAACGCTGTGTTGCCCTATCTAAGCGATCTGATGAGGTCAAACAACACCTACGCTACCATACAAGACTTAACGCATGGTGGGAAGAATAAAACAGAGCGTATCGTCTGGGCATTACAGGGACGCTTTGAACACGGTAAGGTAATCCTGAATGAGGATGAGGACTGGAAAGAGTTTGTAGACCAGCTCTTGATGTTCCCTACCAACCAAGTACACGATGACTTGATCGATGCTTTATCTTATGTCGACCAGTTAGCTGTAACAAGTTACTTCATGGATGATGGTGAAGATGAATATGAACCTATTGACTTTATAGCGGGGTATTGATGGCTGATCCTAAGTTTGACTTGAGTAAGTTTGAGGGTTTAACCTCAGATAATACTAAACTAACAGCAAACTTTATGCCGTTAAACTTTGATGCCTTACAAAAAGCAGGAGCATTTAGAGTAACCCATCAAGGATTAGATGGAGGTAAGTTTAATCCTGATCCTATGGCTGGCTTCTCGTTGGTATCTAAGTACAATGATTTAGCTGGCGATTCAAGTACAAAGTGGAAAGATAATCCAGCAGCGTATGATGTTGTTCGTGGTTTATTCATGAACTCACCAGAGAACATAGGCGCACATAAGTATCTCCAAATCGTAGAATCAGCAAAGCAACTAGGATTAAAAGAGTCTGATATCTTTTTACCACAACAAGAAGCTCCGATAGCTAATCCATTTGAAATGGCTGTACCACAATCCACCATACCAGGAATCTAAAGAATGGCTGAATTTAAAGAAGATAAACAAACTGATGCGGATAACGACTTAATTGCGTTCATCGTAGACCACTGCAATACATGGCGAGATCATCGTGATGTAAACTACCTAGACAAGTGGGAAGAATTTGAGCGTTTGTTTCGTGGTATCTGGGATGCTATGGATAAGACACGAGAGTCTGAGCGTAGTCGCTTAATCACTCCCGCACTGCAGCAAGCTATTGAGTCTAAGCAAGCAGAGATATCTGAAGCTGTGTTTGGTCGTGGTGAGTTCTTTGATATCGTTGATGACCGTCAAGATCCTAACAAAGCAGACATCGCTTTAGTGCGTCAACAGATGCACGAGGACTTCAAGGTAAGTAAGGTTAAGAAAGCCCTAGATAACATTATCCTTCTAGGCGAACTATATGGTACTGGTATCGGTGAGATTACAGTAGAAGAGCGTGTAGTGATGTCTCCAGCTACTCAAGCTATTCCTGGTACTCAGATGGCAGCTATTGGTGTACAGGAAAAGAAGCAGTTCATGGTTCAGCTCCACCCTGTTAATCCTCGTAACTTCCTAATTGACCCTAATGCAGCAGACGTAGAAGACTCTCTTGGTGTTGCTATCGAAGAGTACGTTCCTTACTACACCATCGTACAGGGCATGGTTGATGGCACATACCGTAAGGTTAATGTAACACCTAGCTACTCCAACATGGAGCTAGAGCCAGTACAAGAAGTAACCCACAAGCAAGACGACCGTATTCGTGTTGTTCGCTACTATGGTTTAGTTCCTCGTGAATACCTTGAGAACATCGATAAGAAAGACGGAGTCGAAGTAGTAGACCTGTTCCCTGAAGGTTCTAAAGGTGAAGACTACCAGAACTTGGTAGAGGCTATCGTTGTGATTGCGGATGACCAGTACTTACTCAAGGCTGAAGCTTCTCCTTACATGATGAAGGATCGTCCTATTGTTGCTTATCAAGCTGACTCGATGCCAGGTCGTTTCTGGGGTCGTGGTACTGCTGAGAAGGGCTACAATATGCAGAAGGCTATTGATGCTCAGATCCGTAGCCACCTAGACTCCTTAGCTCTAACCACATCCCCTATGATGGCGATGGATGCTACAAGGCTTCCTCGTGGTGCTAAGTACGAAGTACGACCAGGTAAGAGCTTCCTAGTCAACGGCAATCCTGCTGAGATCATGATGCCATTCAAGTTTGGTGTTACTGATCCACAGAGCTTCCAAACAGCACAGAACTTCCAGTCAATGCTATTGCAAGCCACAGGAACGATCGACAGTGCGTCAATGCCTAGTCAAGTAGCAGGTGGTGAGGCAAGTGGCGCAGGACTCTCTATGGCTCTTTCAGGGCTTATGAAGAAGAACAAGCGTACCTTGATCAACTTCCAAGAAGATTTCCTGATGCCGTTCATCAATAAGGCTGCTTGGCGGTTCATGCAGTTTGATCCTGAGCGGTATCCAGTACAAGACTTTAACTTTATCCCTACTTCTACTATGGGAATGGTAGCTCGTGAGTACGAACAGCAGCAGATGATGGGCTTGATGTCTACCCTTGGTGCTCAGTCTCCTATTGTTCCAGTACTGTTGCAAGGTATTATCGCTTCTTCTAGTATGTCTAACCGTGAAGAAATCATTGCTACCCTCCAAGAGATGACTCAAGCACAACAACCAGACCCAATGCAGGTACAGATGCAACAGATTGCTATGGAAACTGCAATGGCTCAGTTACAGAAGACCCAGGCTGAAGCAGCTAAAGCAGCAGCTGAAGCACAGCAAGTAGGGGTAGAGACCCAGTTAATGCCAGCAGAAGTACAAGCTAAGGTATTGGCTGCAGCCTCTAAGAATACGCAAGATCCTATGGCTGATGAGTTCGAGAAGCGCATGAAACTGGCTGATAAGCTCATCCAAGTAGAGGATATTAAGTCCAATGAGCGTATTGCTACTATACAAATGCAAAGAAAAATGCAATAAAGTACTTGACTTTTGAGTAAAACTGTGGTATAATATTTACATTGTATCACACTTAATCTCCAAAGTCAAGGAAAAAGATTAACATGAATCGAGTTTTAAAGAATTGCCCAGTTTGTAAGACGCTAGATCACCCTAAAGCAGAGGCTAAAGGACATTTATGTAAGCCATGTGCTTCAGGTCGTTCTACTAAGTGGGGAAAGGAGAATCCAGAACGGTTTTTCTTTAACCAGATTAAAGCTAAGTATGGGATTTCTAAAGAAGATTATTTAAATTTAGTAGAACGGCAAGACAATAAGTGTGCTATTTGCGGTAATGCAGAAACAGCTTCAAATCACTGGAAAGAAAACCAGACCCGTAGATTAGCAATAGATCATTGCCACAAAACAGGACTTATTAGAGGTTTGCTGTGCTATCGTTGTAATACTACTTTAGGAAAAGTAGAAGATAATCCTGAGTTGCTTAGAAATATGGCAGCTTATTTAGAAGGAGACAGCGTATGAACAGGGAGCTGCAGAATTACTACGAGAATAGATTTGCAATGATGTCGACTCAGGGTTGGAAAGACCTAGTAGAAGACATTGAAGTAATGATTGAGGCTACAGACCGCTTAGGCGGCATAGAAACAGAACAACAACTCCACTT